ATCAATATCAATCTGAGCAGCAGTGCGAACATTCCGCACAATGCTGATGGCACAGATGATTTTGAGGGCGGCTGGACACACATCAATGAGCGCGGCGGCGAAATGGCATATCTGCCGTCCGGCACCGCAATTATCCCGGCCGACAAGACAGATGAAATTATCAACAACTCTACCAGCAGTTCCAGCGTAACCTATGAGGATCATTCTACTTTCTCTCCGACCATCAGCATCACGCTGGGCGGGGAAACCACAAAAGCCGATGCTGAAGAAATCGTCCGCCGGGTAAAACAGGCGATGGAAGATTTCTGGCAGGAGAAGAAAGAGGAAGAATATCACGAGCGCACCCTGCAGGGAGCGTATGCACAGTAGGGGGTGATTTTGTGGCATACACCATTACAGGCGAAAAGTGCGGGACGGTCCGCCTTGACGCTGAAAAGACCGGCGTAGTCGTAACAGAAAGCGTCCAGCGCAGCAGCAAGGTTACGTCAAACCCGGTGGAAAAGGGTTCCGACATCAACGACCATGTTATCAATGATCCGGTGGTCTTTTCCATTACGGGTGTTTTTCTTGACGAAGATCAGTCCGATATTCTGGAAAGAATGTGGAAAGAAAAAGACGTGGTTGAGTATACCGGGCGCACCCGGATCTCTGACTGCGTTATAACTTCGTTCAAGTCCGACATAAGCGCTGACAATAAAAACGGCTCGAAGTTCACCGTAAGCCTCAAGGTCATCAACCGGGTGTCCGCAGAGTATGTGGAGAGCGGTGAGCAGATGATGTCTGCACAGGATGCAAACGCATCCAAAAAGGTCAGCAAATCGCAGACAAAATCGACTACGGCCGATGGTCTGCACACCACGGTGTCCCAGACCATTTCCTCCAGCGCATATTCCTCTTATGTCAACAGCTATGCGAACAAGGCGGCAAGCAGCAGCGGGCCGTCTGGCCGCACGACAAGAGCCTACAGCGCCGCGTAAAGGGGTGAAGCTATGGAGGGGTTGAAACTCATCGACCTCGGAAATGAGGTCGGCTATATTGATGTTGATACATCAAAGGTACCTTATACGTTCTCCGTCAAGCTGGGCGACAGGACGTTCGCATTCAGCATCCGCTACAATGAAGTGGGCGGTTTCTTCACGGTAGATCTGTCGATTGCCAGCACAGGTGAAGTGCTGGTGTACGGTGATATTGTGAGATATGGCCGACCGCTGTTCAACAGCGTGGAGGATGAGCGCTTCCCGGTGCCGGTCATTATGCCGCTGTGCCTGACCGGCGACGATATTTCAGAGGTCACATTTGAAAATTTCGGCAAAGAAGTTCGGCTGTACCTCTGGGAAAGGAATGCAGCGTGAAGTTCTGGAAGCGTCAAGCGACCTTGCAAATAGGGTCGAAGCGGTTTGGGATGGATGATCTCTATTTCAAGTTTACGGTGCCCTTTGAGGACAGCGAAAAACTAGGAACAGCGACCATCGAAGCCTACAACCTATCTCCGGCCACTCGCAACAGCATCAAAAAAGGAATGCCGATTATCCTCAATGCAGGATATGAGGGGGACATAGGTGCTATTTTCACCGGGAAAGTTTCACAGGTTTCGGACAAGCACAGCGGCACAGAGGTCATTACCACCATTGCGGCCGCTGAAGCTCTGGAAGAATGGCTCTCGAAAGAGGTCAACAAGACCTATACCGCCGGGAGTAAGGCCAGCGCTATTGTAAAAGACCTGCTCAATATTTTTGGGCTTGAGGTTGGAACGATGGAACTGGCGGTGGATAAAGAATACCCTCGCGGCAAGGTCTGCAAGGGCAAGGTGAAAAATGTCCTGACGGAGATCGTGACCTCTGACTGCAAGAGCCGCTTTCTCATAAGAAACGGCATTGTTACCATCAATGACCCCAAAACAGGCACAAAAACAGGATATGTCCTCAGTGCTGAGTCGGGGCTGTTGAAGGCAACGGAAGCCACGGACCGTACCGAAACAACGACCCGCCAAACGACCGTCAAGGATGGAAAGGAAAAGCAGGAGGTTACCTATAAGCGGGAATGCCTGCTCAACTACCATCTGGCCCCGGCGGATGTGGTGAAAATAAAGTCGGATACTCTGAATGGAAACCACCTTATCAAAGGCGGTCAGCATACAGGGTGCCCGGATGGTGACTGGAAAACAACGATTGAGGTGAAACCTGTATGAACGGCAAAAGAGAATATGACCTGAGAGATCAGGAGCGCCGTGAGCAGGCGGCCAATGTCCGCGTTGGAGCCTTGTGTCGGGTGGAAAAATTTGACCCTGCGGCCATGCGGGTTGATGTGCAGCCGCTTTCCAAAGCACTGGACGCCGGCGTGTATCGTACCCAGCCGCAGATTTTGTCTGTCCCGGTCGCGCTGGTTCGTGGCGGCGGCTTTGTCCTGCGCCCCTGCTACAAATCGGGGGATGTCGGGGTGCTGCTCTACATCGACCACGACATTGACCGTATTGCAGCATCAGGAGAGGAAAGCGAGCCGAACACGGAGCGCAACCACTCTGATGAAGATGCTGTTTTCATCGGGGCATTTGTCCCGTCATCGAACCCGCTGTCTGGACTGCCGGACAACTGCCTTGTGATGGCGACCGAGGGCGGCGGGATTTATGTGGCAGTGAAACAGGACAAGGTGGAAATTAAGGGCGATGTGGAAGTTCAGGGCAAGGTTAAAGTCCGGGATGACGTGATTGCCAAGACAGTGAGCCTTGTCAGTCACAAACACACGGACAGCCGGAACGGCAACACGTCGGCCCCGCTGCCCTGAGGAGGAAAGAATGGCAAACATTACTGTTCTGGCATTGGATCCTCAAACAGGAGATTTGTGCTTTGATGCCAATGGAATGCTGATGCTCCGAGAGGATGCAGAAGCAATCGCACAAAACGTCAGAAACAATCTTCTGACATGGAAAGGTGAATTTCCTCTCAATACCGATCATGGAACCGACTGGGAACGTGTTGTGCAGCAGCCCCGCAGTGAAGCGGTGGAGGAAGCAGACAGCGTTGTGCGGTCGAGCATTTTTCAGGAACCGTATGTGCAGGAAATCAGTTCTCTTTCCACAACAGCTGATGGCCGGGCGCTCGGTGTAGAATTTTCGGGTGTCCTGTACAACGGCGAGACAATCAGAGTGGAGGTGAACACTGGTGGATGAATACGGATGGGGCCTGACCTCAGCTGGTTTCCGCCGTCCGACATACAATGAACTGCTGGATGCTTTGGAGCATAAAGCGAGAGAATTGTTTGGGGCAACGGCGAACCTGACCGTCAGAAGCCCTCTCGGCCTGTTCCTGCGCATTTTTGCATGGATACTCAATATCCTGTTCTCTGTGCTGGAAGATGTCTACAACAGCCGCTTTGTGGACACAGCGGTTGGCACCTCGCTGCTGAACCTCGGTAGAGCCATTGGCTTGCGTGTGCTGTCTGCCCAGAAAGCCAGCGGCTATATCATGGTGACCGGCCCGCCGGGGGTCGTCGTACCAGCGGGATGGCTGGTTGAAACAGCGGCCGGCATCCAGTTCTTCGCAGTTTCGGATACTGAAATTGGTGCAGAGGGTACGGTCATGGTGCCGTTCCGCTGCACAAGCACTGGCCCGGATGGTAATGTGGCGGCGGATACGATCACCACCATCACAAACCCCGGCTCGGTAGCCGGTATTACGGCTGTAACAAACCCGGCGGCGTTTACTGGCGGTAGAGAACGGGAAACGGATGAAGAATTCCGCGACCGCTACTATGCCAGCGTGGACTATGCCGGCGGCGTGAATGCGGACAGCATCCGTGCCGCCCTGCTCCAGAATGTTGATGGCATCATGGAAGCAAAGGTGTTTGAAAATGATACTGATGATGTGGATGACTACGGCCTGCCGCCGCACAGCATTGAAGCTGTCGTTTACGGTGGTTTGGACAGCGACATCGCGCAGATCATTTACAAAGAACTGGGTGCCGGCATACAGACGACCGGCCAGAAAGTGGTTGAGGTCATCACCGCTTCCGGTGCCACAAAGGCGATTCACTTCAACAGGCCGCACCCGGTACCTGTCTATGTGAAAGTGGTCGGGCTGTCTACCAGCGGGGACTTCCCCCATGATGGAGTAGACCGGCTCAGAGCGGCCATTGTCGCATACATCGGCGATAACGAAAGCGGCGGGGTGAGCATCGGCGAAACCTTGTATCACCAGCGGCTTCCGTCGGTGCTGTACAAGGTTCCCGGTGTTTTGGACTTCGATGTGCTGATCGGTACGGATGAGGAAAATCTTCGGGCGGATAACATCCGGGTGGATAGCCGCTCCAAGGTTGTCACGGATGATGGGATGGTGACCATCGATGCGTGAATACGGCTATCTTGAAAAGATGCTGGACATGCTGACAGACCCCTATACCCACCGGGATCTGCAGAATGTCCGAAAAAACCGCAAGCTGGAAACGAACATCGGAAAACTGTTTTCCCTGCTGGCAGATGGCTTTGAGGTCATCCATAAAAATGCCGAACTGGTTCGGCTGTGGGATGACCTTGAAAATGCCGAGGGCGCAGTGCTTGACCGTTACGGAGCCAACTTTGGTGTACAGCGCGGTGCAGCAAGCGATGCCCTCTACCGAATTTTAATCCGGGTCAAGATGCTGGCACAGCTTTCCGGCGGCGATGGCGATACCGTCATCCGGGCGGCGGGTGAGCTGCTTGGCGTTCAGTTTTCGGATATTGAGTTGCAGGACGTGTACCCTGCAAAGGTCGCGCTGTATGTAGATCAGAGCTTGCTTTCTGAGGAACGGCTGGCACTGATAGATCAGATTGCAGTTGCCCTCAAGCGTATTCTGACCGCAGGTGTTGGCCTGCGCCTGTACCTGCGGACCTACCGCACATACCGCTATGACCTGAACATTGGTCACGGCGCGATGGTAAATGTGGTTCGATGGCTTCCACCCATTTCACAGGACCGCAGCAGCCGGGCGGATTTCAAAATCGGCCACGGCGGCTTTACCGAAGCTGATTTCTACCCGCCGATTGTTGGAAAAGACCGGCTGTTTGAAAGCCGCTTTGAAACATCAAGAGGAACCTATCTGCCGCCTGTGATCGAGGGCGTATACCCTGACACTGTGCAGACGGCCACCATGGCGCATGAGGGCGTGCGTGGCGCTGTATACCATACACACCTCAAGCCCAGAAGAATTGATTAAGGAGAGAGCTTATGGCGAAATATGAAGACGGCAGCTATGGGTCTGCCGCCGGCATTGCCCTGATCGCAAAGGTTCTTGCTGGCCGCTGTGCGATGAAATACACGCGGGTGGCCGTGGGCAAGGGCAATATCCCGGACGACAAGACTCCGAAAACCATGACGGAACCTGCAGATTATGTCATGGATGCGGGTGTCGTGAACGGATGCGAAACCGGGGATGGAGTGGTGAAGTTCTACTCCAAGGAAATCCCCGCCGCAGACATTTCCACTTGCATCATTCTGTTTGGCAAGGGAGGGGGTGGAGAGAGTGACTTGACCGTTGCGACCCGCGAACAGCTGGGACACGTTAAGATTGGTAACGGAATCGAAGTGACCGAAGACGGCACGATTTCGGCCAATGCAAAGGTGTCCGAAGATCAGATTGCAACTTCGGATGATACTTCCGAAATGCTGAAAGAAATTTATGGTGAGTAAATCACAGAAAATTTAGGAGGAAAACTACTATGGCTTACAATGAGAAACATCTGGCAAAACTGGCTGACCTGAAGGCACTGGGTACCAAGCAGAAAGAGGTCGCCGATGCTCTGGCGGCGCGTGTTGATACTCTGGAGAATGTTGGCTCTCAGGCCAACGTCCTTGAGGGTGTCAAGGTGAACGGAACTGCGCTGGCTATTGCCAATAAGATGGTTGACATCCTGATCGCCACTGGCTCCAAGAATGGCAGCATTTCCGTGAACGGTGCTGATGTCGCCATCAAGGGTCTTGCCGCTCT